GCGTTTGGGCAACAAGTTAAGGACTACATAACATCTCAACAGGAGAAGAAAGTATCTGAAGCTAAACACCTGAACCTACATCTTATAAAAGTATATGAGAAACTAGGTGAGCAACACTTCGACGTGGTGCAGATTAACAATGCGAGTAAAGTATATAAACTTACACCTGATGAGTTTCCACCAGAACTTATGAATACCTACACCGATGCTACGCTTCCCAGGGAGCTGGCAGGTAAGCTATCTGTTGTAAACATCTTAACACAAGATCAGTATGTCGAGGATGTAGGCTACGCGTTGGGTGATGGGATGTACTATGTCTCAATCTAGTATTCCTAGTGACACGTTATACATTGCAAGAGTAGACCCTACTAAGGATCACATCAGTGTACAATGTATTGGTATGAATTGTGTTGACAACACATTAAAAGACAGCTATGACCATTGGGATGCACTACCTGACTTTATCAAAGGTAAAATATCTGTGCTAATGATGGTAGGTTATGACAGGGAGGTCAAGGGTGTTGGCATTAAAAGAATGAATCGTACTGGCGTTGAAAGTTATTACGTGTACGATGAACTCAGCAAAGGTACTTGGGCTAGCTCTTGGATAAGACGTTAGCCACTGGCTAGCAATAAACATAGGGGGATGTTCGCGTCTCCCTATTTGAAACCAGTTTTTAGGAGGACTAACATGGCGATGACACCCGAAGCAAAAGTTAAGAAGGTTGTCGTTAAACACCTTAAAGCTATAGGAGCGTACTACTTCTATCCAGTTACAGGTGGTTACGGTAGTAGCGGTGTGCCTGATATAGTCGGGTGCTTCGAGGGAAGGTTCTTTGGGTTCGAATGTAAAGCTGGTAAGAACACACCTACACCACTACAGGAAAAGAACTTAAGAGATATAGACGCACAACGTGGAATCGCTATAGTTGTTAATGAAGATAACATGAACGAGGTTGAAGCTATACTTAGAGGGTATTGGTACAAGAAGACGTTCCAGTGGAATAGAGAATTACTAAGCGGTGAGAGGTAATGGCATATATGAGGGCTTTAATTTTTGTGCCCTTAATATCCACCGCAACAGGAGCCGTCCTCCGAAGGTTCTATTAACGGTGATCTTGTCGGGTAAGGCACGCTAAGCTTAGTCCTCTCATTGGTAGTGAGAGGCACATGAGGAGATGTTATGGAATGCAGATGGTGTCTGAGTGACACAGTAGAGAAGACAGGTGAGTGGAGACGCATTGGGCTTAAGATTAGAAGTTACTATCATTGCCACACATGCAATATAAAATGGAACACTCAGAATGGTATAAGTAGAGGGAAGGGTAGAATTTTACCTGTAGGAGGTTTTACATTTGCTAGTGGCTACTTTCCTTGGGATACAGAGACATGGGAATTTGATATAAATGAGGAGGAGCGATGAAACTAAACCCTGCACAAGAAGAGGAGCTTAAGTTCCTACGCAAACAGGTAGACAACTACGAACGCCAAGCGGGTGAGAATCGTACTATGATGGGAGACACAATGTACAACGCCGCACAGGTAGAGCTAAAGAAATTTGTAGAAGGTCTTAGAAAAAAAGGCCACAGCATTTAGGGAGAGAGAAATGAAACGACCAACAGAAGAGAAGGTATTCGCGTACCTTATAGATAACCCATTGGCTACAGCAGATGATATTACTAAGGCAGTTGGCTGTTCGTACAGCTACGCAAGTAAGACATTGAAGCGTGTAGGTACACCAAAAGAAGTTTTCATAAAAGAAAAGTTTAAGAAAGAAGCTAACCGCAGTGTGTTACTTGATGAAGCATCGCGCCTTACATCAGGTGAGCGGAACAAAGATTACGGAGATCCCGTTGAGAACATGACACACATAGCTAGTATATTTAATGCTATGACAGGTCACGATATAAAACCATCAGAAGTTCCTATGTTCCACATTGCTACAAAGTTAGCACGCAGAAGAACAAGTCCACTCAAGAGAGACCACTATGTAGACATCATGGCTTACGTGGGGATTGCTTATGAGTGTGAGGTTGAAGAGAAGTAATGGACTTAATCACACTGGACTTTGAGACCTTCTATGACAAGGAAACATCTTTACGTAAGATGACAACAGAAGGATACATACGTGACCCTAACTTCGAAGTGATTGGGGTTGGCGTCAAGGTTAACAACAAAAAAACGGAGTGGGCGAGTGGAACACATGAACAACTCAAAAGTTACTTACACACCTTTGATTGGGCGAAGTCTATGGTACTGTGTCATAATACTATGTTCGATGGTGCTATTCTTAATTGGCATTACGATATTCATCCTCGCGTGTATACCGATACTCTGTGTATCTCCCGCGCTCTTCACGGGGTGGAAACTTCTAGTAGTCTCAAGGCGTTGGCTGAAAAGTATCAGATCGGAGCTAAAGGAGACGAGATACTCAACACCCTCGGCAAAAGAAGAAAAGATTTCTCACAAGAAGAACTAGGTAGCTTCGGGGACTACTGCATTAACGACGTAGACCTGACATACAAACTCTTCTCGATAATGATTAGGGGTTTCCCTAAGAATGAACTTAAGCTGATAGATCGTACACTACGTATGTTTATTGAGCCTATCTTAGACCTCGATCTGAATCTACTAGAACAACATCTTATGGAAACACGTTCTCGTAAGGATGACTTACTACGCAGCGCTAAAGTTGTTAAGGCCGACTTGATGTCGAACCCCAAGTTTGCTGAACTATTAGAGCAGTTAGGTGTGAAGCCACCTATGAAGATTAGCCTGACTACTGGCAAAGAAACATTTGCCTTTGCGAAATCAGACGAGGGGCTCAAGGCACTTCAAGAACATGAGAACGAGGAGGTGCAACTTCTTGTAGCGGCGCGTCTCGGTAACAAAAGTACATTAGAAGAGACACGGACACAGAGGTTCATCGACATATCCAAGCGTGGGTTGTTACCTGTACCTGTTAGATATTACGCGGCACACACTGGACGGTGGGGTGGCGACGACAAGATTAACCTACAGAATTTACCAAGTCGTGGACGCGATGGTAAGAAACTCAAGCGTAGTATCATTGCACCAGAGGGATGCTCTCTCATTGATTGTGACTCATCACAGATCGAAGCAAGGGTGTTGGCTTGGCTTGCCAAACAAGATGACCTGACCCAAGCATTTACCGCAGGAGAAGATGTTTACAAGAAGATGGCTTCACGCATCTATGGAGTCCCCGAAGAAGATGTTGATAAAGATCAGCGGTTTGTGGGCAAGACTACAATACTTGGTGCAGGTTATGGCATGGGTGCAGTCAAGTTCCAAGCACAGTTGCAAGGGATGGGTGTGTATGTAGAACTTGACGAAGCACGGCGCGTTATAAGTATATATCGAGAAGCTAACTGGAAGATCAATCAGTTATGGCGTGATGCTCAGAAATTCTTAAAAGATTCTGCAAATGGTGATGACACTCAGTTCGGGTTAGACGGTGTACTCAAGGTGGTTGATGGTACGATACTGTTACCATCAGGACTGAAGTTAGGGTACGCTGATCTACAGTTCCAGACTACCGATAAAGGTGTAGAGTTTGACTACAAAACAAGGCGAGGTCGCACCAGAATATACGGTGGTAAGATCGTGGAGAATGTATGTCAGGCCATAGCACGTTGCATTATTGGTGAACAAATGCTACAAATAGCCAAGAAATATCGTGTTGTACTAACGGTACATGACTCGATTGTATGCTGTGTAAAGGATGATGTATTGGAAGAAGCGCAAGAGTATATTGAGAAATGTATGCGTTGGACACCGCACTGGGCAGACGGCCTACCCATTAACTGCGAGAGCGGTACAGGCAAATCATATGGAGATTGTGAATGACACGAAGACTTGGAGAAGATGGATACAACACAATTATGGGTACGGACAAACAATTAGTAGGGGTCAAGGATGATTTTTTATGTTGCCCTGAGTGCGAGTCAATACAACTATATATGGGTACAACACCTTTTGAAATAGTACAAAATACACATAGTGTTGTTATTCAACTTACTTGCAATGAGTGTTCAACGAAATCAGAACTTGCATTATTTAATGACCATGTTGGGCTTGATAAACTTGTTACACGTATAAATTGGGTGGAGAAAACAACTCCCTACGTGATGAGTATTCACGACAAGATAACTGAGTTTTCCCTAACGGGGTATAGTAAACAACTTAAAGAATACGTAGATAAATATGATTTGTGGGATCATGATGTATGTGAACCTTTACCCGAAGGTGTACCACCTTTTGTAAAAGAATATTATGAAAAGGTTAAAGAAACTAACGTGATAAGTATAAGAGATGAAGAATAGAAATGAGTATAGCACCGTGGTCATTTAGTAGAATTAAATCCTTTGAGCAATGCCCGAAGCAATTCTATCACATGAAGATAGCTAAAGATTACTCTGAGCCGCAAACAGATGCCATGCAGTATGGTACTGAAGCTCACCTTGTTGCTGAAGAATACATACGCGATGGGAAGCCAGTGCCTAGTAAGTTCTCCTACATGGAGGGAGCCCTGGAGTCACTTGGTAGAAGACGTGGTAAGAAGTTAACAGAAATGAAGTTCGGTCTTACCAAAGAGTTAGAGCCTTGTGGCTTTAGAGATAAGAATGTTTGGTGGCGTGGTATCGCTGACCTTGTTATCATTGACGAGGGGAAAGCATGGGTGGTGGACTACAAGACAAGTAAGTCATCGGCATATGCAGATAAGGGGCAATTAGAGCTTATGGCGCTAGCCACGTTCAAGCACTTCCCCGAAATAAAACAGGTGAACGCCGCATTACTGTTTGTTAAAATAAATAATATCGTTAAAGATAAGTATACCGAAGATATGATTCC